AAGGTAGGCGATAGGGTTCGATTTACACTGGATGGCGATGAAGGAGTCGTCTCTGGAAAGTCGGGATATCTCTACACCGTCGAATTCCCGCAGGATGGCAAGGCTAATATTTGGGAGGAACAACTCGAATTGGTTGAGCCCGCCTCCGAATTAGACCCCCCACTTGAGCCTTGGGAAAAGGATCTTCTCCAGACCCCGTTTGAGAGGTCCGTGAACCGCATCACAGACGGCATCGCCAAACTCCTCATCGAGAAGAACAAGGCGTACGGGGACTCCGCACTGAACCCCGTGCGGGTGTTCTCAAACGCCAGCCGGATCGAGCAGTTGAACGTCAGGATCGATGACAAGATCAGCCGGATTCAGAGGGGTAGCGAGTACGGGGACGAGGACACGATTCGAGACTTGATCGGCTATCTCGTGCTTCGAATTATCGCAGAGGAGAGCGAATGACAACGATTGCGGCTAAGGCCACCAACGGCAAGGTGAAGATCGCCTGGGACTCTCAGGTCACCTCGGGCAACAGCAAGAGCCTGGGGATGAACAAGGTCGTGAAGATCAACGACCAGTTCGCAGTCGGAATCGCGGGTCTCCTCCGATTCGCGAACATCGTCCACCGGACCAGCGTGAACAAGATCCACCCGTTCGATCTCAAGCAGGATGACTTCGATGGTTACGGGTGGCTTCTCGATGAGGCCGTTCCCGCGTGGCAGAAGGCCGTGAAGAAGGAACTCGACAACAATCCTGTGACGGATGCTTACGACGATTACGTGCCGTGGGGGCACTGTCTCGTTGTTGTGGGTGGGAAACTTTTCACTGTGGGTGGGGACTTCGCCGTCTCCACACGAGGCGATTTCGCGGCTATCGGTTCGGGGTCAGACTTCGCCAATACCGCAATGCACCTCGGTAAGACCGCAAAGCAGGCCGTTGAGGTCGCAACCGAATTGGATCTCTACACCGGAGGAAACGTCAAGGAGATGACCGTATGAATGCCCGAAACTGGCTTTTGAATATCCTTGAGGATCAGGGGATCGATCCGAGTTTGGTCGTGGATGAACCGAGTAAGATTTACTCCCCGATTCAAGGGCAGACCTACCTAGAGTTCACGCTCCGAATTAGACTGACTGATGAAGAGTTCGATAAGTACGTAAAGGACGAGAAGTGACCCCCTACACGCTTGCCGAGGTTGAGCAGGAAATCTACGACACGTACCAGTGGTTCCACCAGCAGAACCCGCACGTCAAGCCCCAGGAGACCGGGCGGCTCGGGAACTTGTGGGCGTTGTTTGATCTGATGACTTACGAGGAGGCCGAATCGTGACCTACACCGAATACACGCTCACCCACTGGGAAGAGCCGGACCAGAAGGGGAAGGTGATTTCCAAGGACGGCTACGTGTCTCTGACCCCGGAGTGGATCTACGGGCAACTCCAGTCCTTTTCTCCTATTGCGTATCGGGAGGGCGAGATTACGTTGGACATCCCCGTTAAGTCCCTGCGCGACTTTTGGAAGAGCCTGGGCGGAGAGATCGAGGTTTCACGATGACCTTCGATTACGGAGCCGGTAACCTGAAGCACCACCTTCTCAGTGAGTTGGTTGCGGAGGGCCTTCTGGACAAGGTGGGCCATGAGTTCTATTACCGCGGCGCTCACCAGGACTACCGCATCGGCATGACGATTACCGCGGTCGATAAGACCGTTCGATTGAGCGAGGACTGATATGGTCGATAAGCACGTCACCTATAGCGACACTGAAAGAGACTCCCTGGCGAGCGCCTTCAGTTTCGTCATGGACTACGTGGACGAGTTCGAGGCACCGACAATCGCTATCGTGGGATACCGCCGGTATTCTTCCGAGGAGGATCTTGCAGACGACACGGGAGGGGAACTGATGTTCAGCGTCAGTGTTTCGGGTGAGGTAAACTAGAATCAGCGGGATCTTTCCCTCCCTTCGGATCTCCGCTACAGCGCCTTCTCCCGGGCGCGGGACCCCCTTGGCAGTTGAGCACCGCTCCTCCCGAGGGGGTCCTTCCATTTCCAGTGTTAGATTTAGAACACACCTACGAAAGTGTCTTTTATCGAACACGGTAGAATAGGAGGGGAGGCACTATGACTGACGAAATTGATCCGCGCATTTACCGAATTGTCTGGAAAAGACTCGGAAACCGTTCCACCCGGCAGATTGCGGACGAAACGGGCCTGACCCCAGAGCAGGTTTTCGCCTTGAAGCGGGAGATGATTGAGGGTGTCGATGACCTCACCATTCTTCAGAAGAAGCACAAACTCCTTGTCGAGTTGGAGGAGATTTCCCAGGACGCCCGGGACGCCGCTGATAATGCCTCCGATGAATTTCGGGCGGGGCTTTACAACAGTTCCATCGCCGCCATGAAGACCATGCTGACCGAATTGACGCGGTTTGAGAAGCAGGATCAGGCAAAGGTCGATAACCTCAACGCTCTCCGCGTCCGAGAACTCATGGCTCTCATGCGGGAAGTTGTCGATACCTCGGTTCTGGAGATTGCGGATAAGCACGGGCTGGACCCGGATGAGTTGTTCCCGGTGTTCAACCTCAACTTCGTTAAGGCCGCCCAGAAGCGGGACGAGATCGAATGAACCTTGTAGGTGTCGCATCCGCTGCGGTGGGGGAGATGACGAATAAGCGTCTCCAACGTCTTTACCAGACGGACTTCCTCGCGTGGCAGTCGGACGTGCTCGGCTTGCGGACGTACGGCAAGATGCAGACCATTATGAACGAGGCGCTGTTCGGGGAAAAGAACCGTACGGCTATTAAGTCATCTAACGGTACCTCCAAGTCGTATACGACCTCCGCGGGTATTCTTTGGGCGGGTACCGTTTTCGATCAGGGGGAAGCCCTCTCCATTGTCTCCGCTCCATCTCAAGCCCAGATCGAGAAGGTTACCTTCCGGTACCTGAAGTCGTTCAAGGCCCGAGCCGCAGAGCGGGGCTTTGAGATCCCGGGTACGATCAACGAGCAGTTGGAGTGGTGGACCCCTGGCCCAGAGGGGAAACTCGTCCTCGCGTACGGTCGAAAGCCCGCCGCGGGGCAGGAGGTTTCCACCTTCCAGGGTGTGCGGTCAGAGTTCGGTCGAACGTATGTGTGGTTCGATGAGGCTGGGGGCATGGCCCGGGGGATGTGGACGGCAGCGGAAGCCGTTCTGACAGGTGGGAACGCGCGCCTGATTGCCATCGGCAACCCGGATGATGTCGGAACCGAGTGGCATAAGCTCTTCAAGGAAGAAAAGTACGGGACGGTCTACAACCGTTACACCTTGTCCTTCTACGACCTCCCGACGCACACGGGGGAGATTGTCTACGAGGACGACCCCGAGATGCAAGAGAGGATGATGGAATCTCTCACCCAGGCTGACTGGGTTGAGCAGAAGAAGATCCTCTGGGGAGAGACTGACGCGCGATTCGTCTCCAAGGTTCTCGGTGAGTTCCCCAGCGACGGCGGTAATAACTTCTTCCCGCAGTCGGCCATCGACAAGTCCTACGACAACACCATTGACCCTGACCCCTCGGGACCGAAGGTGATGGGGGTTGACATCGCCCGGTGGGGTATGGATGAGAGTGTTATTGCTCTGAACCAGGGAGGACACGTCCGCATCGTAGATGATTGGGCGAAGTGCGACCTTGTAGATTCCGCCCGCCGCATCCACAAAAGAGCGACGGAGTACGGGGTTGATGAGGTCCGTATCGACTCCACAGGTGTGGGTGGCGGGGTCTACGACATGCTGGATCGCTTGGAGGAGTTCTATCCCCGAAACTACCAGGTTATCGGGTGGGATAACGGCTCATCTAGCCCGGACCCGTCGCAGTGGGCCAATAAGCGTGCCTATGCCCACGACTCGTTGCGCACTCAGATGGTAGAGGGTCGCATCGACCTGGAATACGACGATGACACCCTCCGCGAAGAGTTGGGGATCATCACCTTCAAGTTCAATAACCGCGGCGCTATTCAGATCACGGCTAAGGACGATATGAAGTCCGAAATCGGCGGCTCTCCCGACCGACTGGATGCCGTCATTATGGCGGCGGCGGATATGAGTCCCTGGACGGGCAACCCCTACAACTCGATGCCCCTTGGCTCAGTGGTAGCCGTAGACCGCGAAGATATCCCCTCATGGGGTCTCGACCAGTACATTCGTATGGCTGGACGACCCCTACTTTAGTAATTCGGGTAGAATAGAAAGGGAAAGACTGCGAATTGGAGCGAATTACCCGTGATTGATTGGGACAAGGCTACATATGAGGCCCTACAGGAGGACTCTCCGGCCTTGCCGACCGCGGATGTCGCAGTTCTGGGGGAAATCGCCCGTCTCCAAGGAGAGAACGCGGGATTGAAGGAGTCCATCGCTGAGGTCCGGGCGATGATGAACTACGAGGACACCGGCTGGCAATTGATCGCGGGTCTTTCCTCGGGGGAGCGCCTTGAGGGCCTGGACATTGATGAAGTCCAGTCGATTGCCGAAAAGATCTCTCCCCGTGTTGCCGCGGGGTCCCTCCCTAAGCGCGCTGTTGACCTCCACTCGGGCTGGGTCTGGGGCCGAGGTTGCTATATCGAGGGGACTGAGAAGTCCAAAGGTCCGGGAGCCACTAAGGCCACCCGGCGCTTCTTCGTGGATCGCGCTAACCAGGAATCGGTGTTTTCCGACACTGCCCGCGAGGAACTTCAGAAGGCCCGCTTCATTTCTGGAAACGTCCTAGCGGCGTGCAACACCAAGACTAAGAAGGTGGACCGTATCCCCTTCAATCAGATCATTGATGTGAAGGTGGACAAAGAGTTCCCCGAGAAGGTCATCGCCTACAAGCGCGAATGGGATAACCACGACGGGACCCGTAACAGTGTGAAGCGGATGTGGTATTACACGTCGCGTTTCTCTGGCCAGCGTCAGAAGAGTTTCACGGTAAATGGCGAGGTCACCCCGGTGGCCGAGGATTACACGATTGTTGACCTTCGGGCCAACCGCCAGCCTGGGCACGTCCTTGGCATCCCGGACGGTCTCGCGGGACTGGCCTGGAGCGAGGCGTACGGACAGATTATGCAGTACGGCCAGGTTGTCAATGAGTCGCTGGCGAAGATTCTGTTCAAGGTCACGAACGCCACCAAGCAGGGTGTCCAGTCCACGGGCGTGAAGATCGCCAACTTCAACGATCACGGTGGCACGGCCTCGATGGTACAGGGCCAGGATCTCACGGCGGTATCCACTGCGGGACGCGGATATGACTTCTCCCAGGCGCGCCCGGTGGCTGCTATGGCGGCGTCCGCGTGGAACGTCTCCAATATGGACCTTCTCAACGACTCCTCTGCGGCGGGGTCGTCGTACGGCTCGGCTCAGGCTCTCGTCGGCGGTAACAGGAACGCCATGCTTCTCATGCAGAAGGAGTGGGCAGATTTCTACAAGGACATCTTTGAGGTCATGGGCTACGACCGGCCCTCGATCATCTTCGAACCTTTCGAGGCTCCCGACAAGTACCGCGAGATGCAGGCCCTTAAGTTGGCCCAGGACGGCCTCAGCGATGAGGAGTACCGCATGAAGGTTCTGGATATTCAGGACATCAGCGGTGACCCGAATGAAATCCCGGAGGGCTTGAAGATTGCTGCGGACGCCGCAAAGGCCGCAGTTCAGCAGGCCGCTCCCGACCAGGGACAGTCCAACGGCTCCGGTGGGGGCGGGCGGGGCGCTAACGACCAGAGAAGCGACACCGTGAGTCAATCTGAGGCTATCCGCCGGGAGATGGCTAATGAGGAATTCCTTGATCGATTTGAGGCTTTGGTAATCCGCGCGGAGAACGCTAAAGGGTAATTCCCAATTACCTGATAGAATAGGATAAGTATGAGCATCGCAATTCGTGAGTCGGTCACAGAGGCCCCCGTCAAGAAGGGCAATAGGTGGCGAGTTATCGTCGCCCGCCCAGGACAGGGGTCTAGTGGCTTTTATTCGGAGGACCTTTTCCGCCGCGATGCACACAAGATCATCGCTCCGGGAGGCCAGTCGTTTATCAACCACGACGACAGCCGCAACCCCAAGGACATGATCGGTGTCTATCCCGAGGGTTCTTTCTGGTCCGAAGAGGACAAGGCCGTTGTCTCGGAACTTGAGGTCTTCTCCCACTGGAAGGACTTCGTAGAGGAGGTTGGCCCCCACTGCGGCATCTCGCTTTATGCGCTCGGTGAGGCCGATGAGGATGGGAATGTCACCGCTATCAACGAGGATCGCCTGAATGGCGCGGACCTTGTTGCCCGCCCGGGTCTGATCGGATCGGGACTTGCGGAGAAGTTGTACGAGTCTGCAAAGGCGCAGACCGTTGGAGAGCCTAGCGTCACCTCGGCGCAGGAGGAAAGGAAACTGGAAATGGAAAAGGACGTTGAGGAGCAGTTTAACGCTCTGAAGGCCCTTCTGACCTCTCTGGTGACCGAGAAGCAGACCGCTCAGGAGGAGGCCGCACAGGTCGCCGCCGATGAGAAGGTTGTCGAGGAGCGCCTGGACGCTTACGACGCCGCGGTTGAGGCAATCGAGGCTGCGGAGCTTCCGGCTGATGCCGCGAAGGCCCTTCGTGCCGAGGCCCGTAAGGGTACCGACGTTGCCCCGCTGATCGAGTTCGCCAAGTCGGTCAAGGACGGTGAGGCCCAGCGCATTGCCGAGGCCGCTGACCAGGGTCGCGACTTCGGTAGCCGAAAGGTCGAGTCGGCCACTGATCTTGGAAAGGTGTTTGGCTGATGGCTACTAACATGTACAAGAAGTACACCGAGTCTAAGACTCGTGAGTGGGCGGTTCCCTCGGGTACCCAGGCCGGTACGCTGGTCATTAACGCCCAGTCCGGTCAGGTCGGTGTCACGCTTACCGCCCGCGGTGACAGCACTCGTGCGGCGGGCATCCCCGGCGTTACGGGCGGCACGGTCCCGAATGGCGGTGCGGGCAACAAGCCTGGCGGCGCAACGGTGGCCGTTGATGGTTCGTGGCTGTTCCCGGTTGCGGGTGTGACCAACGGCGAGACCGGCGCGGGTGGCGCGGGTACCGACGAGGGCACCGAGGTCTACCGGATCGCGGCAAACGGTAACCTGACGCTTACGGCTTCGGGCAACACTCTCGTTGGCGTCATTGACGACGGTGCTATCGTCGGCGGAGTCGCCCCTGTTCTGATTGGAGCGGTCCTCTGATGACTAAGTTGGACCTTACCGCTGGCGGTCGCCTTACCGTCAGCCCGTTTGTCAACGAGCGCAAGGCTCTGGCGATGGCGGGGATGATCGAGGCCGGTCGTCTGGGTGGATACGCTGGTGAGCGTGCCCGCACGGACCTGAAGGAGACGCTTTCCACCTCGGATGCGCCGCACGCCTTCACGGCCCTGGTTAACCTGCGCAACCTCCCGCAGTACGACGAGGTTGAGCCGGACTTCGACCCCATCGTTCAGACGGAACTCGTCCCGGACTTCGACCCGATTCAGTTCTTCGCGTTGAAGACCAACTTTGCGAACCTGGAGTACGGCAAGGACAACGACGGCGAGCGTATCGCTCCGCTGGTTGCTGAACTCGACACGTACCAGTACGCTTTCGGCTACACGCAGGTTGACACCTCGCTTGCTGTTGAGAAGCGCGGTTTCAAGGTCGGTTGGTCGCTGGAGCGCGGTGTCAAGGACCCGTTCGGTCTCATCAACCGCTTCCCGGCGGACATGCTCCGCGTCGGCGTGAAGACGGACTCCTACGTGGTGTTCCGCGCGCTTCGCGACGGTGTGACGGCTGACTCTCAGCTTGAGGCAGGCGTGGACCCCATTACGGGTGACACGGTTCCGGCTAACGCCCCGGTGTCCGGTGCCGCCCTGCGCGCCGCGATTCGTCAGATCGGCCAGCGTACGGATGCTGACGGTAACCGCGTGCCGGTTCCCTCGCGCTTCCGCCTTGTGGTCCCGGTCGGCACCGCTGAGGATGTGCAGCTTTCCATCGCCCTCGCGCGTGGCCTGGCTACCATCCAGGATGGCGCTCTCACCTACAACGCCTCGGGCCTCCGCGCGTTCGACTCCCTGGGTCGTATCGCGGGCATCATCGAGTCGGAGTGGGTCGAGGACGGCTACTGGTACCTCGTTCCCGAGGCAGGCACGACGGAGATCCCGGCGCTTGTCCGCGTTCAGCTTCAGGGCTACACGGCCCCGGATGTCTACGTGTCGAACTGGAACGGCTCCCCGATTATGGGTGGCGCATCGAACTCGCCCTTCCAGGCGTACTCGTTCGACAACGACTCCATCGACCTGAAGTTCCGCCAGTTCACCAACGCGGCGATCTTCTCGGAGGATGCAATCGTTTGGAGTGACGGCACCGGCGCTTGAGCCTAGCCTGAACCCACCGGAAGCCCCTGGTCCTCGGATCGGGGGTTTTTCCGTGTCACTGGTAGAATGGTAGAAGGACTTCTTTCGAAAGGAAAACCAATGCCCGAACCCCGCCCGGTAATCATTACCTCTGGCGTCAACCCCAACCCCTCGTATGACCCGGAGCCGCTGATTGCGGTTGGCGGGCTTCCCACTAAGACGGAGGTCGCAGGCATTGCTACGGTCGGTACGGCAGACGCCACCGACGAGGCAACGGCCATTGCCCTTGTGAACGCCGTCAAGGCGCGTCTCAACGACCTCATCACCGCTCTGAAGGCGTAATCATGGTAGCGCCCCAGCCGATCTCGCTGACTCAAATTGATGAGGCGAGTTACGATGGGCCGTTCGAGCCGGTTCCCCTGGTAGTTGTCGGTCCCGTCCCTGGAGCCGGTGGTGGAGGGGGCGGGGATGTTGCCTCCGTCAATGGCAAGACGGGAATCGTCAACCTGACGGCTACCGATGTCGGAGCGGCCCCCACAAGCCACACCCAGCCGATTTCGTCCGTAACGGGACTTCAGGCGGCACTGGACGCAGGACAGCAGGAGATCAACGATCTCTCGGATGTCGTGGCGACTAAGGCGTCTACCGCGGATATGAACGCCGCCCTCTCGGGTAAGGCATCCACCACGGATCTCGACAACGTTTTTACTATTGCCACGGAGGCTGTTCCCCAGTCCCGAACCATTTCGGGCAAGCCGCTTTCTTCAGACATCGTTCTCAACAAGGTGGATGTGGGCCTCGCGAGTGTGGATAACACCTCGGATGCCAACAAGCCCGTCTCCGCGGCCCAGCAGACCGCTCTTGTCGGTATGGTACCCATCACCCGAACTGTCGCCGGTAAGGCCCTGAGCGCAAACGTCACGCTAGCAAAGGCGGATGTGGGACTGGGCAACGTCGATAATACCTCCGACG